TGTGTTTTGCGTTTTTTATTTTGCGGTCTAATGTCAAATTAAGATGGACATAGGCACCGTTGTAATAAGCCAAAGACCTACAAACTTGCGTTAATAGGTCACGAACGGTTACTGATTTGTGTCGAGAATCTATTCCTACCTTGATATTGTTTATATCAGAATTAAACCCGTCACCGATTAAAAATTTAGCATAAATATCGGCTGCACTTTTTGCAGTTGGTGATGACTTAACAATCCTTTCTATTCTTTGAGGATAGTCGTTATTGTCGCCAAATTCCATAACTCCATTCACGCCGCCGGCACGAATAGACTTATTCAATTTTACATTTAATCGTGGGTCTATCTCTGATAACAATATTCGCATTATTTATCCTTTTTAGTAGTTTTCTTTTTTTCTTCTGCTTTAATTTGCTTCTCAATTTCTTTTTCTTCCAGATAAGATTCCGGCAATTTGCTAAAGTCTTTTTCTTTTAGATATCCTTTGTCTAAAAGTTTGTGTGCATCAACATCGGTTAAGTTCTGTAAGTTATAATGCTTACAAAGTGGTTTTCCAATATACCTAATGCCTGTTAACTTACATTTGTTTGTTTGCTTTTCCATCTTTTCGATTATTTTATTTTTGTTTTTAATGATTTTTTGATAATATCTTAAAAGTGATTCCTTGCAAGTATTAGGCTGTTTTCCTTTAAGATAGCAATAAGAGTAGATATTTAATAAATCCAAGGACAATGAGGAGTTTGCTATTTCCTCAAAGTCCGTGGATAGTATCTTATTTAATTTTCTTATCATACGGGAGGAGTTTCTAAACTCTCAAGCATTGTAAGCGTCCCGTCATAATCAGTTGACAAAACAATATAACGTGAATATGGCTCCTCTTGGCCTCCAAGACTTGTAAGCTCAAGGTTTCTGGCTCCATTAATGTCATTTGCTCTCTGTGTATCTGCTGATTTCCAAAGACCATTCTTAACACCATAAGCAATAAACACTCCATCACCGTCATCTGTTTTATCCTTCGATTCCACAACAACTATTACATCATTTATAGCATCAACATTCGCTATATCCTCAGCGGCTATCTCAAACTGTTGAAAATTAAAATAATGTGTATATTTATCGGGTCTATCGTCTGCCAGTACTGCATCATGTCCGGCGTTAAGCAACTTTTTAGTACCTACAATTTTATAGGCTTGTGTACCACTACCCATTGCAAGGTTAGTAATCATATTGCCTAAATTTAAATCGTAGGTTACAGTTACATCTCTCCGGTTCATTATCCAGGCTGTTACTTCCAGTGAACCGCCTTTTGAAGTTGTGCAATCCGAAGTTATTGTTTTACTAATTCCATCTGCGCATCCCATATTTTTACCTCCTTTTAATATGCTACAGCCATTAATTCTTCTTGCAAAATCTTAACATCCATTTTAAAAGCAACATCAATGTAATGAGTTTTGTCTTTTTTGTCGTAGAATGAATCTAAACTTGTAAGACTTTCCTCATCTGATGTCCCGATTGGAATATTGTTAAGGTCTGTCAATATTGCCCTGTGCGGCAAATAGTAAGTAGAGCCTTTATCGAAATATGCTTTGATAATTCTATCCCAGTCATGTCGTACGATAATAGGTATACCTCTGTAATTCCAGCGGTTAGAACCTTCCTCTGCTTGAGTTAAAGTAAAGTTCAGCGACTTATCTTCAAGATAATCTTGCCAATTATTAAATAACGAACGAGTTATTTGAAAAACCAGGTTACCTTCAAATGCACGAGGATCAATGTTGTTATACATATCTCTAAAAGCATCAAGTGCAACCGAGCTACCGAGAGCTAATTGAGCCGTTTTACTTGCTTCTCCATTTTCTGAAATTTCCTTTCGATAAATATCTGCATCACCAACCTGATCTGCAAAAACTTGTGCCCATAATCCGTTAAGCATATTAAAATATGTCTTATCGGTGCCGGCTGTTAAATTACCACCTGATCCTACAACATCCTCGTTGGTATCGCCAAAGTCTGCAATTCTCAATTGAGCCTGGATGTTTGCGTCTTCAATACGGTCTGAAATAAAAGCCATCATTTCGTTATCGACTTCTTCCCATGTGTTTTTAGCTATTCTGGCTTTCTTCCAGAATTTTAAAAGATTTGGTAAATCATCCTGGCAATGTGCCATTCTGTAACTTACAAGTTTAGGCGACCATTGTTTTTCAGATGTTGGAATTTGACTTATTTCAGAGTTAACTCCGCATGATCCTGGGTCTACCTTTCCTACTAATCCAAACTGACCAAGGATTGGAATATACTTATCCATTTCTACGCCTGTCTGAATAGCATGTACATCCGTTAACTCGGGTCTTTTATAAGTTCTCTCAAAAACGAGTTCAGAAATCATTCTAGCTTCTTCTTCGTTTAAATTCAATGTTGAAAAATCTATTTTACTTGCCATAATTTTTAATTTTTAAATGGTTTTCGAACTTGCGGCTTTTCATCGTCGTCTTCAATTTTGCCGTCCGGCACAAATTCTTTTGAATACTTAGCCTTAAATTCGTTAAATTTCTTTGTTACTTCTTCTACTTTTGCCGTAGCATTTACGCGTAATTCTTCAATTTCGCTTTCTTTTTCCTCCGCTTTGGCTGTTAATTCTTCGAGTTGTTTTTTTAGATTCTCATTTTCAACCTTTAACTGTTCCATTTCATCTTCTGACTGTTCTTTAATTTCAATTAAAGACCCACCTTCGAAAACTAAAACTTCACCAGTATCTAAAACATACTCTCCATTAGCAGGTGCACCGTCAATAGTTGCGGCTACTCCTGTTGTTAGTTGTTCAATTGTTTCAATTTCAGGCATATCTATTTCAACTCCGTTAACATCTTGCAACATTAACGCTTTTGGTTTAGTGAAATATGCCTTCACTTCTTCAAGCACTTTTTTTATGCCTGAAAGCTCCTGTTTAACTTCTTTTTCTGTCATCTCGTCTTTTTTTAATTTAGCTACTGCTTTAAATTCATGATTTATTATATTTGCTATGTTTAAAAGTTCAACTTCTTCGAGTGTTAAAAATCTTTCCTGTTCCATATATCCCCGCAAAACAGCTTCGTCAACATCTAATTTTGTTACTAACTGTTTTACAAGTTTATTTTCCTCTGCCTGTAATTGTTCAGTATACTCTTTAAATTCCGCTGAATTACCAGTCGCCTGCCCCCATGGATAATGAATAAGTAAACCACCCCTTTCAGGATCATAATATCTGTTTTCTCTTTTTGCTATTAAAAAAATATTGAAGGCTACAGAAGCTATATCTCCTAAGTTATGAGTTTTTATAAGTTGTTTACTTGATTCGAAAAGTTCACAAATTTTTAACCCTTCATCCAATATACCACCAGGACTGTTTATCCATAAATTGATTACTTCCGATTCTTTCACTCTTTGATAATCGGCTAAGGCGTCGTTTATTGTATAATCTTCGCCTATCTCTCCAATTATATAAATATTGCTTTCCATATTTTGTATTTTACATAACCAAAATTATGTTAAATAGAAGTTAAATAAAAAAAATACGCTTATATTATTGCGTAGTGCAAATTAATATTTCTCTAAATCTCTATAAATAGTACTCTCGCTAATAAACAAAACTTTTTTTAGCTGCTTTAAAATATCCGGCGTTCTGTTTGTTTTCTTAATCTGTTTTGCTATATCCATCAAATATTTTGCTCCTTCTTTCGGCTGCTCTACACACATCTGAATAAAAGCCATCCTATTTATTAAATCTGTTTTGTTTTTTTTCATAATGTAGATGTTCTGTTTCTTTCAATGTTTTCGCTTTGGCTTACAGAAACATCATCTGTAACCAATGTTGGCTGAATTGGATTATTTTCCAATGCGTCGCTAAATCCTTGTGATATTGCGTTCGATGTTTGATTATCAGTATCTCTACTAACTATACCTTGCCCTACACTTGCTGATACTGATTGCATAGATGAGGAACTGGCAGAGCCCCCTGGTGCAGAATATCCACCCCCCCCTGAAGGGATTGAAGCACCACCGCCGCCAGTATCACCAGGCAATCCTGATTTAACTGCAAGTATTTGTTTTACTTGTGCATACCCAGCAGCCAATGCAGAACCAGCTGCTGCTGCTCCTAACACCGGTCCAACAATAGGAATCCCTGCAAGTGAATTATAAGAACTGATAGCTCCCTGGATAGCTGATATAGTAGCAGATGCAACCGATGCGGCTTTGCCAATTGCTGTTTGTTCTCCGGCTATTTGTGCAATATTTTGAGTAAAACCTCCTGCTAATGCCATTTTTGCATTAAGCTCTGCCCGCTTTAATTCAATTGCCGCTTTTGTATA